AAAAAAAGGGAGCTCCTTTTTATTAATTATCCTCTACCATAACTTGCGCTTGTTGTACACCAGTCTTTGCAAGACTTACTCCAGCACGTAATTTTGCTAAATCTTCGTTTTGATCTAGCTTTTGTTCTGAAATTTCTTTAGCTTGAACTAATTTTGCTCTTGCAAGGTCTTGTTGAGCCATATCATTTTCTTTTTTACGCTCATTTTCCATTGCACGAAGGTCAACTTCTCTAGATTTTAGTTTTAATAGAGGATCTGCATCAAATTGTGACGTAATTTCCTTTTCTTCTTTAGCAAAATCAGCAGTTAACTCTGCAATCAACACAGATTTTCTTGCTTCTATGTCTTGTGATAGTTTTTCTAAAGCTTGTTTAGCTTGTGGGTCTTGTTGTGCTTGCATTTGTAACATTTGAATCTGTTGTAATGCCTCTGCAAACTCTAATTCTACCTGTTCTTGAGCCATTAAACTAATATGTTCTAAAATATTTTTTTGAACTGCACCCATAACCTGTGGATTATTTCTTACAATGTTAGTTGACATAAAATTTAAGTGAGCTGTAACGTGTGCTCTATGGTCTTGACCCCTAAAAGCTTGAAAAGGTTTGCCACCCAACGCATTAATGTGTTCAAGTGCTGGATCCATTGGTTGCATTGGTGCAGGTGGTGGTAATATTTGATCAATATTTTTTATACCCAAAGCCTCATACATTTTTCTGTAAGCCGCGTATAAATTATGTATCTGTGGATTAGATGTAGCTAATTGTAATTCTGTTTGTGCGATTGTAATTCTTTGCGCCATAGAAAATATATTTGGATCTGCAACAGGAAGTATGTCTACTCTATCGTCAAAGTCAGTTTGTTTTACTTCCCTTCTGCCACCAACAACATCAAAAGGATAAACTGGTGGTAAATAAGTTTTAAATACTTTTGCTAATAATTTAAATTCTTGTCTCATACCAACATATAATCTTTTATGAATTGCTGACATGACTCGTGAGCCTCTTTCAAGAAGAGCGACTGTGGTTCCAACTGCGGCTGCTTGGTTACCATCTCCCACTTGCATATCAGCAATCGCCGCGAATCTTTGACCAGCACCAACAACTATACCCATTAATTGTAATAGTGTTGCTGATGGTTCTTTGTATGGTAATGGAAAGAATGCGTCACGTAATGATCCACCTGGTGCGTCTACATCTTTAAATTCACCTGGTTGTATAGGTGCAGCTTCATCTCTAACTCTAACACCTCTTTGTTTAAATCCTGCTGGCAGATTTGATAAAGTACCTGCATCTAATAATTGACGGAGAGCAGCCGTTGCGGTTCTGCTCAATCCGCCAATCATATGTATTAATCCAAAGCCATAAAATCCTAAACCCGGTAAGAATTTAAAATGAACAAAATATTGAATTTTATTTCTCTTTGGATCTGTTGGTTGATAGTTACGTCTTATTGATAAAACTTTTTTTGAACCTTCATCGACAGTAACTATATATGGTAATTTTATTCCTGTTGGATTTAATTCTGCATCTTTATCTTCAAATCCTTCTAAATCTAAATTTACATGACACTCTAATAAATTATAAATAGGTTCTTGTTTTCCTGTTTTTTTAGAGCCATCTAACTCTTTTTCTTTTTTTTCAACATCGTCTTGTTTAATATGACCTGGAGGTCCTAAATCAACATCAGAGTAAAATCCAGCAACTTGTTGTTTACGTAATTCATTTTCTGAAATTTTAATTGTTTGAATTATTGACTCTGCATCATTTAATGAAGTTGCAGAATAAGGCACAACTAAATCATCAGCTGGCACAAATTTAGAAACAGCTCTTTCTAATAAATCATCATAATAAACTTTTTTAAAAGTAGATCCTGCAAGTGGTAGATGGAATAACATTTGGTCAAACTCTGGTTCGTATTCATCCATCTTTTCCATAAGCTCGTAATTCATATAATCTTTAACACGTTGTGCTTGAGATTCTTTTTCTTGATCTGGTCTACCAACTATTTGTGTTCTAACCGGTCCCTCTGCTGGTAATAATTCTTTGTAAGCGCCTGCTTGAAACTGTGTAACAGCTTCTGCAAGAACTGGGTGTGTTGCACCTGATGCACCTTGAAACGGTTCTGTTCTGTTTTCATATTTAAATCCTAAAAGATCTAAACCAGTCGTGTAAGACTGTTCCCAATCTTTTCTAGATGCCTTATAGTCTATATAATTTTGTGTAAGTTCATTTCCAATTGGTTCTAAAGTATCTTCAGGTAATAGTTCTGCTAAATTATCAAAGTGTCCAGGTTGGCCCTCTATGTTAACTTTACTCGGATCAAAATTTACTTCTACTCCACCATCCTCTAATGGATTTACTTCAACGCCAGGATCTGCTGCTTCCTCAGCTTTCTGTTGTTCTATTTCTATTTCTTCTTGAGGATTAACCTCGATTGATGTTTTTACGTTTGGTAACGTTTTGTCCATATCTGCCATTTGTATTCTCCGGGTTTACTATCTTAACCTGTTTTAAGGGAACATTCAACCCCTGTGGATTAGGCCCTCTTTTAGGGGGTACTGTTCTAGTTAGTCTTTTGATCATTTATCTTTGTTTCTTTTTATCATATCTAAAAATGTATACGCATCACTCTCATCTATTGGATTTGCCGTATCCGGCCCAGTTGTGGATTCATCTAACTCTACCTCGTTATAATATTTGAAATTATCTGCTGCCTCTTCCTTTTGTTTTTTAGTTAGACCTATTCCTAATTCTTCTAACGCCTCAACTACAGCATCTGCTTCTTCTTTAATATCTAAATTTATAGCAGAGTCAAAACTTGTATCTTCAGGTCCCATACTTTCAACATCAACTGTCTTGTACTCGAACTCTGGTGCCTCAACCTCTACATCATATTTTTCTACCGATTGTGGAAACTCCGGATCAGACAAGAAATTTTGTTTTCCTTGCTGACCAGGTCTATAAGTTATGGTAACTGGAAGCTCCGTATCATAATAACTTGTTGTCCAATCTAATGTAATTTCACCATTTGTATTATTTTTACTCATCAATACTTTTTTCTTACCTAGTTTTGTATCAAGAGTTATTTCAAAGAAATCTGGCTCTATACCTTTTATGTCTCCTCTAGATTTTAGAAGACCTTTTCTCTCGATAGCATACACTGAATCTTTAAACCATGCAGGCATACCCTCAACAGTTTCATCCATGATAGGTGATGCTGTTCTTGCAACTTTTGCTGTTTTTGTAAAATCATCTCCAAAGCCTAACATTTTTGCTAGCATTAATGATGCACCAGCTCCAGCTGTTTGTAAAAATTTTCTTCTACTAATGCCTCTTTCAGTTAAAACTTTATCAACTTCTTTTTCTAATAATTCTTTTGTAACGTTATCCACCGGTAAGTTATTTGCTTTTGCATACGCTTTTAATAATTTAATACCAGGAAATATTGGTGAACCAAACTCAACACCTAAACTTAAAGTTTCACCTAAAACTTTTGGTGCAATTGTAGATCCTCTGTCTTTCATTTTTTGTTCTTCTGCCTCTATTAATTTATTTAAACCAAGTTTTTTTTCTATTGCTGTTGGTGTTATGTTTTCTAAAAAATCAGAAAATATTCCTGTGCCCTTAATATTTGCACCTTGTGGTAACTCGTCGTAATCTTGCACATAGCCTTGACCTGAAGCTCCTGTAATTTTAAACGCAGGTTTTCGTATAAGATCAGAAATTAATTTTCCTGTTGCAGGTAAAATTCTAGTTGCAAACTCACCTACACGTATACCACCTTGAACTAATTGATCAGCATAATAAGGATAGTTTCTTGGATCTATCATGTCATTGATCATTACAATAGGGTTTAATGTTTCTTCAAACGTTTGCATCTTAGGTAGTTCTGCATCTGGGTTTGTTAAATAATATTCTAGCTCTGCTGCAAAATTATCTGTGCCACCCTCAGAAAAATTTAACCTTGGTAGTGGAGTAATCTCAACACCACCTCCTGATGCTTTTTCAATTTTAATGGAGTTGTCCTCCATTAACGCCTCATACAAATCGTCAACGTCATCTTTGTCTAATCCTTTTTCTGTATAAAAATATTGTGCGTAATCAGCTAATTGTTGTTTTAAATTTTCCTCATAAAGTTTTTGTTCTTCTTCTGATAAATCGGCTAATGATTTAGCGTTTGGATTAATTTCTAATATTCTACCAACGCTAACAGAAGGATCTATGCCAGACATGTCAACATTTAAAAAACCGCTTTTAAATTTTTTACCTATTTCTGGTAAGTCTAGTTTAAATCTTGGAACTCTATTAGATTGATCTTTTAAAAAATTTGTTTTTAATCTTGAGTCATTTGCTGCTTCATCTCTTAATTTATTTAATCCATCAAGAGCATCTGTGGCTATTTTTATATTTTCATTTGTAACTTTTTTGCCAACTAAATCTTCTAATATAGAATAGAATTTTCTTTCTCTATTTTCATAACCTTTTTTAGTTGAGTTTTTACCTGACAATACTTGAATATTTAAAACAGGATCTTGTAAAACTTCTGTTGCAATACCTACATTTGAATTTTGAAATAATTTTTTATAACTTATTTGATTATTTACACTTACACCGTGACCTATCTGTTCTAAAGCATATTGTGTAAAATTATCACCTAATACATTTTTTGTTATTTTTCTAACATTTTGTGTAACATTATCTTTTACTTTAATAAGAGAAGGATCTTGTTCTTTTAAAAAATTTTTTCTAATTTTAACTTGATATGATCCCGTACCTGCAACAGGTTTACTTAAATTATATTTAGTAAATTTTTCAACAAAATCTTTAAGTTGATATTTAGTTTCTTTTCCAAAACCAGGTTGTGTTTTTAAATTAAATTTTTGATTTGTTTTTCTTAGTCTTGTTAAAAAATCATCTTGATCTGTTTTTAATTTTTTAGCATCATCTGTTCTGAATGTCATACCCGACATTTCCGCAAGATCTTTAAAATTAAAAAATTTTTTCTTATCTTGTTCGTAGTTTGGATATCTTTTTTTTATTCTATCTATTAAATACTGTTCATCATATTTCATTTCATCAGTTAAATCTTTTAAAAATAATTTATCTTGATCTTGTTCTAAGAAAATAGTTTGCATGGTTTTATTACCTTCTCGTAAAGGTTTAATTCCATACTTTTTAAATAAAGAATTTATTCGAACTCTTTCAATATTAAGATCGCTTGCTAATTTAGAAATGTTACCACCGTACTTATTGTCTACAAGATTTTTAATATTATTAGCAAATTCTTTTGTTCTATACTCAGGTATTTCATTTGACCTACCTGTATCATATAACCTGTCTATAGTATCAAAAACATCTTTTGCTTTAGTTAATGTAATTAATTTTTCTAACGGATCTTCAGGTGGTTCGGTCCCTGGAGTTTTATCATCAGATGGAATAATATCTTTTTTATCATCACCTTCGTCTTTACTAAAAAATATATCACCAAGTCTTGAACCAAATGCAGTTCCTCCAAGAACCTCTGCACCTTTACGAACTAAAGGACCAACAAATGGTCTTGCGGCAGTTATAGCTGCAGGTGCATAAGCTAATCCAGCTAATGCAAGATTTTGTCTACCACCCTTAGCATTAGGTTTTCTAAATGTTACATCAAAATCTTCTAACGTTTCACCAGGTTTAAGAATTGAATCTGGTGTTTGATCTAAATCTGGAGTGTTAACATTATCAAGTTGAGCTATAGGATTTCTATCCATAAAATCTTTGTATGGATTTTCTATTTCTGGTAAATCTGATGCAGGAAATACAGTGCCTGGACCCATCTGTTTATTAATTAAGTCCATAATGTTTTGTGCATCATCACTCAACGCAAATTTATTACCAAGACTTTTGTCTTCGTCATCTACAAATGTATTACGTATCGGATCAAATATATAAGCCAACGATGCCTCCTTGTGCTTTTTTAGGTTTATCTTTTAACGTTCTAAGTTTTGTAATTTCTAAAATTTGATCTTCGGGTTCTAATTGTTTTATTCTTAATGCTTCTTCTTGTGAAATACCTAATTCATCCATTAATGACTGCACAGAGTCCATTCCGGTTGTCAACCCACCTTGACCACCTTTAGTATAGAAATCTAACGTACCATCTGGGTACTCAACAAGTCTTTGGTCTGTAGTTTCCGATAAATCAGTTATGCCAAACGCTTCTTGAACATTTGGATCATCAGCAAGTTTGGGGTTGTTTTCTATTTCTTTTATAAAATTAGGAAATGTTTCTTGAACATATTTATCATTAGGGTTTTCTTTTATAGTATTTTTTAATCTTTCAATTAATACTTGTGCTTTAGTAAATTGACCTTGGCCTGCTGATTTTTCTTTTTTATATTGATCAAACATAGATTGTTCATATTCTACACTATCTTTTAAAATTTTTTTTGCAGAACCGGCCGTACCATCAAATTCTGGATATGCCTCATATAAATCAGGTCCATCTGGGTCATTAACATTTCCTAGTTCTACTTCTAACTCTTCAATTTCATCAGCATTTAATTTTTTATTGTCATCTAAATTTTTAAACAAATTTAATTTATAATTTTTGTTTTTTTCTATAACTTCTTCTATTTTTTCAATACCTTCAGCCTTTTTAAAAGGCACAACAGTCGGACTTTCTGCTGTTGGTTTTATTTTAACGTACTCTCTGTATGCATCAGGATCTAATCTTTGTAATGACTCTTCTAAAAATCTTATATTCTCTCCATGAAAGGTTATTCTATCTAGCTGCATATTTGGATCATCTATGTTAAAATACTGTCTACTTGATTCTGCTTTTGGATTTTTATAAGCGTTAAATACTTTTAGTTCATCTTCTAATAACTGTTTTATTTCAACAGGGTGTAAATAATCTGTTGCAGACTTTGGTCCTTTTACAGTAACTGGTTGAATATTATTTCTTTTAATCCACTCAAATACATCTTCTCCATCTTCAGCTCTAAAATTGTCTAACTTATCAAATATCTCGACACCAAAATGTTTTCTCCAGATACGAACTGGATCTGGTGCAAAAGTCATAGCACCACCATAATGGTGTGCACCTTTAACTAAATTTTTATATATAGTATCATCTAATTTTATAATACCAGCCTCGTGCAATTTTGGTAAATAGAAACTACCAAGTCCTCTATGCCTTGACTCATTACCTGTAAAAGCTCTACCATAGTAAAGTCTTTTAAGTCTCTCTTCTTGTGCTTTTGATACGTTTGGAGTAAAAACATCCTCCTCAGCGATCTCTTTCATTTTTTTAGCTTTATCTTTTACATCATTTAATTGATCTAAAATTTTATTCATTGCTTGACCAAAAGTTAAATCATCAACGTCTGCAGTTTTTAAACTTTCTTTTTTAACTTCTTCTAATGTTTTACCTTCGTCGATAATGCCTTTTTCTAATTTTGTATTCTCTGAGTTAACTCTTCTAAACACACCAAGGTTATATATTAAATTATCTTTTTGTTGTGCTGTTAAACGTATGTCAGGGTTTTCTTGTAAAAATTTAATAGTCTTATTAAAAGATTTTTCTAAATCATTTTTGTATTGATTTATCTTCAGGTACCTTTGATCACGGCCAATGTTTCTAATACTAAAAGGGATAAACCTACTAGCATCCGTTAGTTTAGAACCTATAAGAGTTAGATCTCCTTTTTCTGATTTAGTTAGTTGTCTGCCTAAAAACTCTACGCCTTCAGCTGTATCTAGAATACCACCCTTTTTTCTAGGGCCCTTCTGCATTAGCTCCATTAATATTTTAATTAAATCATCCATTAATAATACTCTCGTTTACGTTTAGCAGTTTTCTCATCCACATAATCTTCAGGGTGACCAATCAAACCGCCTTGTCTAAATCGCATAATAGCTTGAGTCGTAGAATCAACCAAGTCATCATGGTCGCCATAGGGGAACGCTGCGCATTCTTCAATGACCTCCTCAGCAAACTTTTGTTGAGGACACCATATCATACCAGATTCAAACAAGGGTGCAACAGCATTTACTCTGGCGTGCTTGTCGTTGCCTTTTGACGGGGTAAAGTTGACAACAGGTATATCCATCTTTCTTAACTCGTATGTTAGAGGCAGACCACTAGCTTTTGCTTCTACAATAACTGTTTCAGGCTGCCAGTATTTATATTGGTCAAGGGCCAAGCGCCTTAATTCTGGAAACTCGTATCTACCTTTTATTGCGTCTAATAATATTAAATTAGCCCCTTCGTCCTCTGACGGATACCAAATACCCCATGTTGTAATAGCACTGTAGTCCGCCGTTTCCTTTTTAAGAAAAGCTGTATCATAAGATTGTATAACGTGATGTAGTTGCGGAATATTTTCATCATCATAGATACGCCACCATTCTCTTTTTAATATTGCACCTT